GCAGAGATGGCGTGATGCAACTCGCCGGAACGACCCTTGCCAAGGTCGTCAACTTTTCGCTGTCAGCCAATCTTGAAACGCTCGAAACCACCACGCTGAGCGAAAGCATCCGCAGTTATACGCCTGGCATTTCTGGCTACAGCGGCAGCGCAACGCTGTTGTATTACAAGGATGACAACGGGGACATCAATACAACCGATCTGCTGAACAAGCTCTACAAAACCGGGACCACAGGCGTCAGCAGTTCAGACACTGTTGAGTTGACCTTCCGCTGGGTAGACGGTGCAGATAACAACGACATTAAGCTGACGGCTTATATCACCAGCGCAAACATCGGGGCGTCAACTGGCGAGATCGTGCGGGCTGAGATTGCGTTCCAGGGCACAGGCGCTTTGTCTACCGTGTCAATCTCATGAGCGTTTATCTTGGCACTCATGGAGAGGTAGAGCTGCAGCGGCAGTTTGATGGCAGCGATCTGCGCTCTACGATCAACCCGTCAGATGTCAATGCAACCCAAAAGCGGTTCAGTTTTGACTTTGAGCATGGTCAGCTGTTGAGCGGTGACCAGATTGAGATCACCAGCACTGATGGCACGGCGCTCGATTTCATCGACAGCTACACGAAGACCAGCGTCAAAAAATTTATCCATGTTGACGAGCTAGACGGCATCAGGCTCTATGACTCGTTTGCTAATGCGGTGAATGGTGGAACGGCTAACGCCACTGCCCTTGCCACGCCTGCAAACGACCTGCCGATCCGCGTCAAGGTTGAAAACGCAGAGTACAAAGTGCTGGCACAGGTCAATGGCTTTGAGCTGAACACTGAGCGCGAAACCGTAGACACCACCACGTTGTCTGATGAGTTCCGCAGCAGGATCAGCACGTTAATGTCCGGCTCTGGTCGGATGTCCTGCTTTTGGGAGTACACCGGCGACACTGCCAACGAGCTGCCAAATTACTTGGTAGAGCTGTCGTTGCGGACGCGGGTTGGCAGCCAGTTCAAGGCTCGGTTCTATATCAAGCGGACGGACCACAATCCAAGCGGAGCCGTTGCTACCGCCAATGATGAGATTTTCTACGAGTTCACTGGAGTGCTGACAGGTTGCGCCGTGCAGTTTGCCCCGAACAACACCGTTCAGGTTGAAGCAGATTTCATCACCACAGGCTTGATTCAGCTGCGAATGAACCTTGAGGCCGTGAGCAAGGCGCTGCAAGAGAACAACAGCGAATTACTGCTGGAGCAAGGAACTGACAACGCTGTCTTGCTGGATCCCTAGTTGTGACAGCTCTATGATGAGCCCATCGTGGTTCATGCGTAGGGTTTTATGGCTGACCTAAAGATCAGTGCCCTTAACGCCCTGGCTGGGGCTGATCTGGTCGCTGCTGATGTGGTTGCTGTCGTTGATGACAGCGCGAGTGAAACTAAAAAACTGACGGTCAGTGACCTGATTGCCAATGGGGTCACGCTGATCTCAAACAGTACGATTCCAAGCGCAAAGATCGTATTTTCAGCTGGATCGATTGACACAGCCGAGCTGGCAGCGTCTGCGGTTGAAACAGCGAAAATCAATAATTCGGCTGTGACCGCAGCCAAGTTGGCCGACAACTCCAGCGTGACGTTGGTGTCAACGTTGCCCGGTTCCGGGTCGTTTATTGGACAGCTCGCTTTAGACACTGACGATAACAAGGTCTATGCGTATGACGGTTCTTCCTGGGTTTCAGTAAAAGGCGCTGGCTCGATCAACGTTGTCAGTGGCAGCACCTCAGGGATTGTCAATATCGTCGCCTCTACCAGCGGTGACACCGTAACTGTCAGCGCAACGCTTGACGACACGACTGCTGCTTCGCAGTTCCTTGCTGGGCCATCTGGCGATGGTGGTTCTGTCAGTTATCGGGTTATTGCTGGTGCTGACTTGCCGACTGCAACGACTAGCGCCAAAGGCGGCGTAATCGTCAACGGCAACGGCCTGACAATGTCTAGCGACACGATCGCTATTAACAACACTGTCACTGCTGAAAGCACTGAAAACCACGTTGTCCAATACACCGCTAATGGCTTGATCACAGGCGGTCGGGCGATTGTTGCAGGTGACATTCCCTTAGCGACGTCTTCCGCCACAGGTGCTGTTAAGCCTGGTTCTGGCTTGGAAGTTACGAACACGGGTGACATCAATCACTCAAACTCTGTTACGGGTGCCACGGCGAGCAAGGTTACATTTGACGCCCAAGGCCACGTCACTGCAAGTGAATCCCTGGTTGCGGCAGACATTCCTGATCTTGACGCAGCCAAGATTACAACCGGAACTTTTGCGACTGCTCGTGTTGCCAACGAAGCAATCACAGCAGACAAGCTTGCTGATCGTTCTACCGCGACGATTGCAGAGACAACCCCTACAGGCGGAAATTACATTGGCCAGCTCCATCTGAACAGCATCAGTTCAGATCTGTTTTTGTGGGACGGAAACGTCTGGCAGCCGATTGGTATCAGCGTTGGTGAAATTGTTCTCGCTGGTACTTACAACGCCACTACCAACAAAATGGCGACCGTTACCTCTGAAGGCACGGCGCTGAGCTTTGAGGTGGGATCGGCCTTACCGGCAGCCTCAAGCGCCAATAAGGGCTACTACGTTGTCGTCAGCACCTCAGGCACTGGTACATCACCCGCTCCAACTGTTTCGCTGAACCCGCCTGACTTCCTGTTGTCTACGGGTTCGGCATATACGGAGATTGATGTTTCTTCGACGGTCACAGCCCAGACAGCCACCAACGTTGCATTTACGGCTGCAGGCAACATTGCAGCGACCAATGTTCAGGCTGCGATTGAAGAGCTTGACACTGAAAAAGTTGCAGCGGCTAGCCCAAGTCTGACTGGCACGGTTTCGATTGGAACCGGCGGCACGATTCAGTTTGAAGGCGCAACTGCCAACGATTTTGAAACCACGCTGACGGTTGTTGACCCAACGGCTGATCGGTCGTTGTCGTTGCCCAATGTCTCGGGAACCCTCGTTTCATCCGGAGATACGGGAACAGTCACCAGCACGATGATTGCTGACGCAACTATCGCGACCGGCGATATTGCAGATTCAGCAGTCACCACAGCGAAGATTAACGATGACGCTGTAACTGCCGCCAAGCTTGGTGCTGGTGCTGTTGACACAACCGCTCTTGGCGATGCGTCTGTAACTACTGCAAAACTCGGCGCAGATGCAGTCACCAATGCAAAGGTGGCTGATGGAGCGATCGACACTGAGCACCTGGCCGCAAGTGCAGTTGAAACAGCAAAGATCAACGACGGAGCGGTAACGACTGCCAAGCTTGCAGCAACGTCTGTAACCACTGCCAAGATCGCCAACCTGGCGGTAGGCACTGGGCAAATTGCAGCAGACGCTGTCACCGGCGCAAAGATTGCGGATGACACGATCAATTCAGAGCACTATGCGGCTGGGTCGATTGACACAGAGCACCTTTCTGCTGATTGCGTGAACGGCACAAAGATTGCTGATGATGCGATTGATTCAGAGCATTTAGTTGATGGTTCTGTTGATGCAGCTCACTTGGCTAGCAGCTCGGTCACCACTGCAAAGATTGCAGGCGATGCCGTCACGTCAGCCAAGATTGCAGACGACGCCATTGATTCTGAGCATCTTGCTGACGGATCCATTGATGCTGTTCACCTGTCAGCTGACTGCGTAAACGGGACGAAAATTGCAGATGACGCAATCGATTCTGAGCACATTGCTGATGGTGCGATTGATGCAGCTCACCTGGCAACAGATTCGGTCACTTCAGCGAAGATTGCGGCAGGAGCTGTCGGATCAAGCGAGCTGGCTAGCACTGCTGTCACCGCAGCAACTTACGGCGCAAGCCAGAGCGGTGTTCCGTCATTCACTGTTGATGCTGACGGTCGCCTGACTGCGGCGAGCACAGACACCAGTCCGACGTTTAGCGGGGCCAGTACGTTTGGGGCTGTGCCGGGTGACGCTATCACCAATTTAGGAACTCAAATTTCTGGAGACGGTGTTATTGACACGAGAGTAAGCGCCAGTGCAGCTGCAATCAAAATTCGAGAGAGTGGATCAGGCGCTACAAATATCACCTTGTCTGGCGACGGAAGCGCCATATTTAACGGCAATGTCGATCTGCAGGACAACGACAAGTTGCTGCTGGGTACTGGTGATGACCTAGAGATTTATCATGATGGAAGTAATTCAGTTATTAAGGATGCTGGTACTGGTAGACTAAAAATTCTTACAGATTACCTTGATGTAGAAAACGCAGCAGGAACTGAAAATATAATCCATGCTATAGCGGATGGGGCAGTAGAACTTTATCACAACGCCAGTAAGAAACTTGAAACCAAATCAGACGGCATCGACGTAACTGGCGAGGTCCAATGCGACAGCTTAGATTGTGATGGGCAGGTAAATGCACAGAACAATAGTTCAAGTTCAGCCACTGTTTATGCAAAAAACGCGGATTCTTCTGGCATTTTGTTTTATGGCGCGAAAGCTGATAGTTCACAGGCTTTCAGAGTCAATGCCGACGGCAGCGCCAATGTTAATGGCAACCTGCAATGCGCCAGCGACAAGATCCGTCTTGTTACCGGTTCCAGTGCTGGTCTGATACGGGTCCTTAACTCTTCAAACGTAGATACGGTTGGCCTTGCGGGTGATACTGGCAACGCCACCTTTGCAGGTACTGTCACCGATTCAATCGGCAATGTAAGAAGGGTTGGCATTCACAGTGCTAGCGACAACTTCACTCTTACAACTGCTCATCCAGGCAAGTTGGTCAGAATGTCTGGCAGTGGCAAAACAATCGCTGTTCCTCAGAATGTTTTGTCAGCTGGTGACATGGTTACCATGTTCAATGTCTCCACCGGTACGATGGCTATTGAACAGGGCACTGGGACGACGATTTACAACTCTGCTGATGGTGCGACA